CGTCAATCTTACCGTCTTTATTTAGCTCAACTCGGTTGCGCCTGTTCTGCTCTATACCAAGTGAAGCAAGGAAGAATGTGGAAATTATTTTTAGGTCGCTGCCAATGGTTCTAAACTTTGTTCTCCAACTTGCCAATGTTTGTGGATCATCTACACCACCAGCTGATTCAATAAATCTTTTACTATATCCTACCTCAATAGTCTTGTAGTGCTTTTCTAAATCGTATCTGCGAGTTAATCCGCTAACGTTAGATAAAAATACAGAAGGTGTTTGACCATAGAAAAAAGATTTATTTTCAATCTGAATCTTTTTAACCCCTGCAACTTCAGTATAACCAAGACCTATGTTAGCAACCGGCTCGAAGCCTTTCCATAACTCATCAAAGCTGGTAGTGAACGGCCTGTCAGTAAATGAATATCCTCTACCGTGTATACCACGGAACACTGCGTTGAGCCGCTTACATGTGGTAAACATAGTGGACTCGATTACGCTATTCTGCCCGATTATCTTACTCAACACACTTTCAAATGCGTCTTTGATTAAGTATGCATCGGTTGTAGTATCAGGAAATATAGTGTTCACTTCAATTTTAAAATAGGTAGGTGGGTCACTTTCACCACCTGCTCCAGATGGTGCTGTGGCTGTTTCCGAGCTTACTATAAAATAAGAAGGAGTGCCGCCAATAACCGCTATACTACTATAAACATTTCCATAGATTCTTACCTTATCAGCAGGTTTTAAAGTATGCGTATCAGAATATGTGTACACAGTTGATTCATAAGGAGCAGTACCCTCATCAGACGATGCGAATAAAATAGGAGTATCTTCATTAATTTGAAAATACCATTTTACATAAGGACTGCTCGGTAGTGTAGTAACTGTTAAAATGTCTCTGGCCCAAGATTCAATTTTTAAGTCGAATATATAATCACCACCATAAGTACAATCGAATATTGGTGCAACCCTGTCAGAATTAGCCCCTGATGATAAAGAAAGTATATTCTTAATTGTGTTGATTATCTCTTTAGTCATTGTCAACTGAACATTGTCACCAACCCCTAAAGGAGCCACTGTAACAAGTAGATTGACAAAAGAATTTAGGAAGGCATCATACTGAATAAATATTTTTTGAGTAGGTAATGGAAGAACAATTTTATTAACAGCAGTGCGCGCGTTACCCTCCAAATCAACAGTAGCTTGAAGATCAACCTTAGTTGTCCTACGATTCATAAACGTAGCCCAAAAATCATTGCGGATAATTGGTGCCGCATACTTATAAAATCTATTCGCCATACTCAACTCCTCCTTCTGGCTAACATCAATCAAACCATCAAATATAGTTGACCATGTTGCAGCGTAACGTATTTCAATCAAGCAACGTATTTTAACTTCTGGTCCGTCAGCGTCTTCACAATCCATTATAAATGTTCGGGCACTACCATACCACACAAATCCGCCTTTGAAGTATTCAACGAGCGAATGGAAAGCGGGATCACGTGTAAGCGACAACACAATATCCCGCCATCCTAAAGGCTGGTTAACTACAGTGCCCGATGGGCTTACTGTATCATGGAAGAAAGTAAAGCGCGTTGATGGGGTCATGCAGATAAAGACTTTAAACGTATTAACTTACGACTGCCATCCAATCTCTTTTGAACTGCAAACACTTGCGAGCCCTGCTCATACATACGGCCAGTGCTCTCCTGAACTGCGTTTACTATTGCGCCACCAATCTGTTTAACGCTATTATTAACCAGTTGCAAGTGTGTTAGCATGGTAAAATCTTTTCCACCCCCAATATCTAAACCAGCATTGGCAAGCATAGACATAGAACGCTCGTGTGGTATAACCTCAGTGCCCTTCTTAAGATAAGATAGCGTTGCTTTGTTAGGTGATAACACCAAGCCTTGTCCGGGAATATTCATTAACTCAGCCCCACGCTCACCAACATATGCAAGTCCTTCTGGCGAGTATGAAGTACCAGTTGCAAATTTCCCTATTGCGCTACGAGCTACACCGAATGCTGCCTTTATAATCCCGGTTATTATAGACGCTCTTCCAATCGCCCTTACCAAAGCAGTTGGATCAAATAAAGAAGACGCTGCCGCCTGTGCTGCAATGCTGGCGGTAGCTTGAGCAATGGTAGCTGCTTGCTGTGCCAACATTTGCCGCTCTATTTGATTGAGTACAAAGATGGTAAAGTTCTTAGCAAGTGATCTCAATGATAGATTATTTTCAGTAGCTGCTCCAACTATAAATGCACTCAAGTCATTTATAAAAGCAGTTTGCACCTGAAACTCTTTCATAGCTTGCGCCTGTCTTTGTTCTGAAAGACTTATATAAGTATCTGTTTTTTCTTTCTCTAGGTTGTTAGCTTGCTCAAGTGCCCACTCACCAATAGTTTCTTCAGCAGCTACCTTCGCGGCAAGTATCTCCAGTTCCTTCTGACTCTTTGCTTCAAGTGCTGCTGTTTCCATTTCAATAGCTATCCGCACCATCTCCATGTCCATTACTTCCTTACGCCTGCGCTTATTATTCTCTTCAAACTTTTGAGCACGTAAAGCATCCAATTCTAAAACTGCGGTTGATGTGGCATCGGATAAATCTTTTAACAACTGCTTTTCCTCCTTACCCAATTCTTTCTTTTTAAGAAGTTGAGCTATACCTACCATACCACTCTCAATGAGGGCCTCCTGTTTGGCTATCTCCATATCAATAGTTTCCTTTCCTGCAATCTTAGCCAATTTTATTTCTTGGTTATACTTTGCTTCAGTATCCTTCATTGCCTCCTTAGCACCCTCCACTATTTTTTTATTCAGCTCGTCCTGAGCAAAAGTGGATATACCTAACCAGTCAGTAAACTGTTTCAACTTTTCAACAACGTAATCAATACCACCACCAATCTTATCAAACGCTGCTCCAACAAGAGGTATGTTATCTTTAAACTTTACCAGCGCAATGACTATTCCAGTAACTACTCCAGCAAGAAGCAGCAATGGATTAGCCATTATGATCTGACCAATACCTTTAAGCTGCTCACCTACTCCTTTGAAGTCAAGTGATAGTACTTTATCTTTTAATAAACCTATGCGTGTGCCTAATGCACCAAATGCTGTATCATTAGCAAATACTTTCGCCTCGTCCTTAGCATCACCAATTTTATCCGCCAGCTCCCCAGCTTTCTTTGCCGCGTTCTGGTAGTCTTTACTCATAGTGCCGCCAGCGTCACCAGCTTTCAGCATTGCACTTTGAGCTTCCTTTAATTCTTTCTTAAGAAGTTGTAAAGCATTCAATTCTTTCTCTTGTACCTTAGCGTTTTGCTTTTTAGATTCTCCTAATTTTTTCTCAGCATTCTCCAAATCTTTAAGACTGCTGGTTAGCTTTTCAGTTTCAGCGTTTGTCTTTTTAGTAACCTCAGCAGTTTCTTTAAACGTACTCTCCATTCCTTTACCGGACTGGCGCAAATGCCCAAGAGTTCCCAACACATCTTCCAATGTACCTTGTAATTCCTTCAACGGCTCGTTGAGGTCTGGTGCGAAAATATCATTTTTATTAATCTCTGCCATTTGCCCTATTCTTTTTTTCTACTATTTTAACATGAGCATTAAACGCGGCAAGAGTTAGATTGGTATCAACAGCCCATCCTAATCCTGCATTGAGCTCAGCAATTAAATCATCAGCACTTTTTCTTTTTATACTTTCAGCCATTGCAACAATTTCTTCCATCTGTGAATTAGCCAAACCAATTTTTGTTGTTAGGTTAGTAACCCTTCTTAGTCCATCATTGATTGAGTCAAGATATTTTTTATCGCTTGTAATATCAATCTTATAACCTCTCGACCTCAAATCATTTATAACCAGCTCATCTTTTTTAATTGCTATCATCAGTAAGCTCGCTTTCTCCACTAAGTACTTTGCTGCCAACGCAGACTTTTTCAAAAACGTTTTGGTATAGAAGTTGAATTGGTGGTTGTCGGTTGCTTCTGCATTATCCTTTATTATCTGCAACCAAGCCTCGTTGTAATCCAATCCACCAAGCAACTCAGTCTTACCAGTATTAACAATTTCAATGAACAGGCGAAACGGAATATTATGATAAGTCCAATTCGTCTTTAATTTTTTTAACAAGAGCAGGCAATATATGATCTTTAGCCAACTCATTAATCGCAACTTTGTCAAGACCAAATATTGTTTCACCATAACGCTCTACTAACATGTCTCGTTTCTCATCACTCGAATCAATTACTATTGGAAAGCTGCCAGTGCGCTCAACAAAAAATCCTTGGTAGAAAAATCCTTGATCATACAATCTAATCTTTCCCGGTTTGTTTGCATATGGTGGCATTGACTTACCATCACTTTTCTTTCCTTCCCATAACATCGACTTGTTAGCCTCTGTTATCTGATCCTCCAATTCATAAACAACTTCAAGCTGGAGCACCTCAAGCTTCTTTCCATACATCACCTGTAAGGATAAAAGTTTTTCATGTAATTGTTTCAGCGTCATAAAAACAAGGGCAGCTAAATCACTGCCCTTATTAGTTAAGGAACATTAACAGCAAGCGTGTTACCTGCTTCGTATGCATCTACCGATAAGCTGGCAGAAGGCACGAGCGTTACAGTACCATCAACAAAAGTTGTGGTGGCTGTTAACGTGTAACGTCCAGGTATAGTGGCGGACTCCGCAAGCGTCTTAGCCATTGCAGCACCTGCATCATTGAGCAGTAAGAAGTCAGCTGCTATCAAACCAGTCAGCGGGGTATCCTCATCACAACTGATGAAGGCATCAATCACAATGGTTGAAGATGAAACCGAACCAACCAGCTCAAGCGTAACGTCAACGATGCTCAGCAACTCGTTAACAAAATCCTGACCATCCACAATCAAACCTTTCTTGCTCAGCTCAGTCTCGTCTTTCAAAACGAAGTACACTGGTGAGTAAGTGCCCGCTGCCCCATCACTGATTTTAATTTTCTCAGTGTTAAGCAGTCCTAGCTTGAACCCACGGATATTTCCATTCGCCATCTCTGTGCCGATGATCTGATTTTTCTTATCAATCAAAAACACTCGATCACCTTTGCCAGAGTGTGTAGTCATATTCTTATGCATACACAAGCCGGCATTGATCATAGCACGGAAACGATACTTGCCTTGATCTGCTAAGATGTCGCTGTTAATACCTTCATCGTAAACTGATTCAGTACTAACGTCTTCAATCTTATCAAACTCAGGCCACAAGTAAATTCTTTCGGCCAATACGTCTTGCAATGCATCTTGCCAGTTAGTACTCACAAGAGCTTGCGCAGGGGTTAGTGAAAACCCAGGAGGCGTAATAATCATTGCTTTGAGCGGCCCCGGAAACTTCGTGCACCTGGTCACTCCTAAATTTTCTTTATCTACACAATTTTCTGCTGCCATTTATTTTAGCATTTAGTTGTTGAATTAATTCTCAAATTTGTAATCTCAATACCATCTAACGGGTCATTAAAAATATACTTCGTGTTGCCTTCTTGCTCAGTGATACCAAGGAAATGCCGGTCTGTCTTTACATGTGGAGGGTACTTATGCGAACCTTCCCACATAAACAAACCGGAGTTTTTCAATTGCTTGAAGAACTCTATGTACAAAGGATAGAGCACTGGACGAAAAATTTTATCCATGCGTAGCTCCTCTGTGTACTGTCCTTTGGTCAGCGTAGCAATAACGATGTTCAAATTGAATTGCTGAATACCTTCCACTACATCTTCTGACGTATCAAGTTTTAGTGCGATGAGCGGGTACTTTTCAGCTCGCGTATTTAAACGAGCAGCAATAGACTTACGATGACCGTAAATGTATTTGACAGAACTAACTCCATCAATAGCACTCACGTCCATCGCTTCTACCACTGCACCAATATCATCGACTACATACCTCATATACCAAAAGAATTTATAAAACCTTGTGGCGTGTACTCATACTCGACTGCATATTCATTTTCATTCACATAAAGAAAACCATAGAGCGTGTTATCAATACAATAATGACCACCAGCTAACTCACTAAACTTATTGAAGGCATTGGAGATTCTGAAAGCAGGACTAATGTCCACGCCATTTTCATTCGCAGCAACTACCATACCGGCACCTGTGTGATTGTCATACGTATCGCGCACCCATGCTTGGTAGATATATGGTCGAAGTAATTCAGCCATACCAATCCACTCATAAGTTTTTTCCGCGTAAACATAATCAGCACCGAAAAATAAATTTGTCCAAACGTTATCAGTTACCTCAGTCCACCAAGCTCCTTCTGCTGGAGTGTTTGCCGTGTTAGCTGCTTGCAATGATCTCCATAACTTACGGTTATAAGTGATCTCATCACCCACACCATAAACAGTAGCAGACGCCCAAGCATCTAGCAAAGCAAACTGATATACCATCTCATCATAGAATGCTTTACCAAGCAACTTCTTGAGAATGTACTCTTCCTTTTCCGCGAAGTAAGTTGCAAACTCAGTAGCTATATCGGTAGCCTCCTCAGTTGTCTCACCTAGGTTAGGAATTTTGTAAGGCAGTCTCTGGAAGTCACTTGATAAAACAAACATAATGTAATCCGTTAGATAATAAATTGACTACTTACTCCTATGAATCTTTGCCGCTATGGTGGTCACCATCGTACCAGTACCAACCAATTGTACTCGGTAGTAAGGAAAGGGTGAGCCATTAAGTCGCCAATGATAACCAGCAGTAGCATCCGCGATTGTATAAGTCGCAAGAGCCGTTGCAGTTTCAGCAGTTGTAAGTGCTTTGTAGGTAACACCATCAACACTTCCGAGAAGTGATAACGTTCCGCCAGTTGTGCCACTCACATCAGTTGCAAGCACAGCAATAACCGTACTGGAGTACGCCTCGCCATTCTGCTTCAACGGAACAATATTTCCAACCGTTGCTGTACCAGTGTTAGTTGCCGTGTCGGTAGCTAACGTGGTATAGGTTGAGTTGTACATTGCAAGCGTTTGAGCCTGCGCACCAACAATCGCAAAGGCTACCAATGCGACTGATAAAAGAATGTTATAAAACTTTTTCATCTTTTTAATTTTCAATTTTTACTTCATTCAGTGATTATGGTGTTTCGATGTTACCGATTGCAGTTGCAATGTTCGACACTTTGAAGAAACCACCTTCATCAACAGTGCGGATCAAAAGTGCAGTACGTTTACGAGCCTTGATGGTCATGGTGTCCTTAGTGAACTGATCATCCACGTAACCCATTTCCAATTCAATACCCCCATCTTCGTAGATAGTACCATACTTAGAGTCAATCACAGCAAGAGTGTTGGCAGTTACTTGCGCACTTTCCACAACTCTCATTCCCATAACTGTCTCACCGTTTGGTCCAACGAATGGAGGTAACAGGTAATGACCATCAGTACCTTTCAACACCTTGTACTTAAAGATGTCAACTGGATTCATCAACACAGCGGTTGGTGAGTACTTCTTATTACCACCCATCATTGCAGAACGAAGAGCAGCAATCAGGTCATACACATTCGCATTGTCAACAGACTGGTTGTAACTTCCAGAACCAAAAAGTGTATCAGTTGCAGAAGTGTACAAACCTTTTAAGTTTGGCGCAACACCAGAACCGGAATACAATTGGCTATCCTCTTTCAAAGTCATGTTGATATTCAACAGACGATTGATTTCACCTTCGATGAAGTTTACATCTTTGAACGCCTCCATAGTAACAGGAATTGAATCCATGATCTTATAAAGGTTCAAAGAACGCTCTGTCCATGCTTGTACTGATTCAGGCGCCTCGGCTGCTTCTGCTTTTACATCAGCATTACGCGTTGCAGTGCTCTCGTCCACATAGCGGATAACTCCGTTTGAATCAGGAGAGATTTGCACCGAGCGAAACAGAGGCTTGATAACTGCGTTCACATAATCAAGCTGACCAATCTCAGTCAAGCGCATTGCCTGAGTAGATGAACCAACAGCAGAACGTTCCACCAAAGTCTTACGAGCTACGTTAGCTGGCAAAACAATTTTGAAAGCTGCTTCACGTCCGTTCTTAGCAATCGCTTGGAGTTTCTCCTTGTTAGCGTGCAGCACAGAGCCAAGTGTTTGCTCGTCATTCTTTTTACCCTCAAGGAAAGTGGTAAGTTCAAGACCTTGCTTTTCGATTGCTTCTTGTAATTTTTCAATCACTTTCGGATCAACTGAAACAGCCTTAAGTCTTTTTTCCAATTCGTCAGTAGTGATAACCTTTGATAAGGCTTCAGCTACTTCCGTTTTAATAACTGCTTTGGTTTTTTCACCAGCAGCTCCAAAGAGTTTTTCCAACTCCTTTTGAATTTCTTCGTTCATTTCTTTTCGTTTTTAGTTTATAAAAAGTTATTTAAAATCGCGACCCTGTTCAATACAAATGGTGGTTGAACATTTTTCTGCTGAGTGTCCTCAGACGATTCAGCTTTGCCTAATGTTGGTGTCAATACATTAGACCCTTCGAGTACGGCAGATGTTTCAAGCAAAGCAGCTTCGCGCACAGCCCAGAAGTATCCTTTCTTCTCAGCCTCTTGACGATTACCTACCTTACCAATAACCTCTTGCCATACTTTATATTCGTTTGGGTATTCTTCTTCATCATTAACAGCAAGCGAAACATTTATATAACGCATCGCAACACTGTGTTGATCAATCTCACCATTGAGATAAGCATCAAAAACTTTTTCGTTCATGCCGCGCTTTACTTCTGATTCAAGCACGAGTGCTGTTGTCATTCCAGTCTTACCAAGACCAAGCTCGCGCCAAGAAATTTTCCGCTCAGTGTAGTTGAGTGCCTTACCAACTTTACTCAGCACTGAAAAATTATGATCATACAAATGTGGTGCCGGTCTGTTCTTCCGTTGCTCAATAGAGTTACTAAAAATACCTTCGAGGTGTACATCACCATGTGAGTCAAGGTAGTTATATGTGTTGGCAATGATAGTACGCTTCAAGCTACCACCATCTTCATCGTCCTCATAGAGATACTTACCCTTAGTTACCTCAGTACTAAGTGAAGATGGGTTGAAGCTAGTAGAATCAGCGTGCTTAGTTGCTGCCTTCTTAGCATCAATTAACTCTGCTTTGTTAGCTACCAACCACTTGGATAACTCCTTGCCTGTGATGTTTGGTGTTTTCATTTCTTTACAATTTGCTTATTGTCAATTTTTTTCGCGCGCTCTTTAATCTCCTGAGCAATGCGCTCCTTAATTTTCTTTTCCATACAATTTCTTGCGCTCTTTGCGCTTTGCGTTTGCTGCCTTAAGCATTGAACCAAAGGACGACAATCCTTTTTTCTTCGCAACAGTTTTCACTGCGGCAACTTCATCTTGAGTATCTTCCACTACATCAGCAACAAACTCGTCTTGAGCTTTCACTGATTTTTTAGTAATTGTTTTTTTCTTTGCCATAATATTTTCGTTTTAAATTTTAATTCCAAACTTTCTTACCTCGTTCTTATATTCTTCAATTGTTAACGCACCATCTACCATTGCCTTTGACATTGCATTGAATACCTGAGTCATTGCCTCACCACGTGACTTCAAATCCTCTTGGAAGATAGGCAGGTGCATGTAGTCCATTATCAATTTTGTTTTCGCACCCTTACGATATTTATTATTGATGCCACTGATCCACTCATTAGCATCTGGTATAACGGTATCAACATAAGCACCCTTGCGTGCTTGCTTTTGATTCTCATAAGTACTACCAGCAGTGCGCACAAATAATTCCGATGGCATACCAAATGCGTCAAGTATCTTATTGAAGTCTGCTTCTGTCTCCTGAAACAACCCCATCTTATCAGGACTGATTGCCATTTGTTGCCAGCGCAAATCAGCACTGGTAATAATTAATTGACGCTGACCATCCAGTCCACCATACTCACGTGAATACTCTTCCTGCACGCGCTCACGTTCACCCGGCTCTAATGGTATTGCTCCAATCTTATCACTCGTTGCGTTACTGAGTATACCAAGCGCGCCACGGTTTTTCAAAAGCACCCCGCGCGTCTCATAAGCCATCTTAAGATTATTCAACGCAGGTGTTAACGCTTTGAGTTTTGACTCACCAGTTAAGTTACTGCCGGTGTTATCGTAAACATTATCCATGTCCGCACGATCATCATTGAAGTGGAGGATGTTATTGTTGGCTATCTTTTTTAATTGCCCGCGATAACTTAGTTCATAATAGAAAGACTCAGGTGCTTCCACTTCAAAGAAGTATGGTTTATCCTGATCATACTTAGGCTTGATCCAATTTGATGGGATGGTATAGATAGCAGATTTTTTCGCGAGCTCCATATCCATACCGAACGGCAGCAGCTCGTATATGTATTCATTACCGAAGATACTTCTAAAAATTTTTGTCTGGCGCAAAAACTCCTGCCCGTTCTGCATCCAGTTTGGACTGCGTAACTTCTGCACAAGTGGTGAATCAATCTCCTCACCATTATTATCAACTTCCTTTATTATACCATTACCAAACATACGCGCGCTGGTAGATATAACCGCGTTGAGTTCAGGGAGTTCGAGGTATGCTTTGATGTAGCTTAACTCCTCCCATGCATTATACTTCGATGCAACATAAAAATACTTACCACCTTCCTTCTTAACGCGAAAGAGGTTGTTGAATGTTTGTACACCGTATTGCCAGATGGTCATGATTCTTTTATTTACCTAAGTAAAATTCGACATAACTAAATACCTCGCGGCATCCCATGCGTGATCTATACCAATGAAGTCTTGCTCTTGCTTGATACCATTGATGACGCGATGCTTATAACTCGTTTGCTCTTTTCGCCACTCAGGGCAGTCAACAATATTGAGTCTATAATTTTTTAACAGTGATACACCATAAGCAACTGAGCCAGCAGGCTTGTTCACTCCAT